AAGACATGCTCTTAAAAGGGGGGCTCGCTGCGCTCGCCCTCCACGGATGGCAGTCAATTGTCAGTCGCTCTAGGGGCAACCTGAAGGGTATTTACCACCCGTCCCCAACGAGTAGATTTTTGAACATGGCCCAATTATATAGTTTCTCACCAAAGTAACTATATAAGGGAAGAGTGAAATTGACAAACAGGTAGAGCCAAGTCCTATAGAATCAATGGGTTACGGGGAATCAGCAAAATCCTTTGTCACGGCCCATTTTCGGTGCCAAACGCGAATTTCGGCCACTTTTTTCACTTTCTGCTTTGTCATGGTGGTGGAAAAAAGTGACAAAGGGTGAGGAACATCCCCTAAGTCGTTGACATTGAAGGACTTACAGAACATTGTCAAATTTCTCATCCCAATGTGAGAAAGTTGTGACAAGGCCCCGGGCCAATCGGTCGTCAAATTCTTGACATCCCCACCAATCTATGCTATACTCTCTTCCTATTCTTTAATCTATGGGATCGCATCAATCTGATGGGTCAACAATGTCCCCCCTCCTGCATTGTGCCGACTAGATCCCGGGGAGGGGGCGTCCTGCCCCCGACCATTTTTTCCAATGAGGGAGATCGAATGGCAGGCGGACTCAGACATCCAGCGGATAAAAAGCTACGGGCAATGGAAGTTGTCAAGCGGCATATTGTTCAGGGCGAGCAGATTAAAGACATCGCCAAGGATATGAATGTCAGCCAAGATACCATTCAGCGAAGCCTAGAGTGGGCGAGACGGGCGAACCTTTTCGTACAATACGAACAAAAACTATTTGATGAGTTGCTGCCGCTCGCCCATGAGGCTGTGAAATTGGCCCTTCAGGACGGAGATGCCCAAGTGGCATTGAAGATTCTGGAAGGCACGAATGTGTTGAAAAAGAATGCACCGAAAAGTGCGGCGGCTGAGGCCGATGAAGAGGGGTTGTATGGAGAAATTCTCAAAGCCCGCAGTGGCTGGGTCATTGACGTTACCCCCCGACGAATCGAAGATGAGTCGGCAGGAAATGAGATCGAGGCTGTTTTCAGCCCTATTGATGAGCGGACAGTTGACGGGGACGAGACGAGCGCGCCGAGCCAAGGCCCGACTCGGGGCGAAGATTCTGTACCAGCGGGCGGGGGAGATGAGTCATGAGGGATAATGAGTTCTATATTGCAGTCGTGGAAGGCCGTATGCCTCTCCGGATCGGATTGGAAGAATCCGACGGCCAATGGGTCGCGACCCATGATCAATTCGGCATCGACATCACGGTGAAGGATGATTCGATGCGCATGGCCGAACAGGAAGTAAGGAATCAAGTGCTGGACCGGATTAGAAAAGGGGAGTTCTCAATCAAGTATGCCTAAGCAGGACATGAAACGGGAGCGCATCCCGTTGAGTGTGCTTATTAGGGATGAGCGATTTTTGAAGCCCTTGTGGGATGAATTGTCCGTGCCCCAACAAGTGTTGGTGAAGGCGTTTTATGGACTCCCGCTGGAAACACAAGATGAACGCGATGCATGGGCGGTGTTGAATGGCCTGTGTGAGTTTGACGCACTAGGCTATCCGACGACGATTCTCGAATGCCCGTACGAACCAAAAGAATATCACACCTTGGTGGGCTTGTTGGGACGGCGTGCGGGAAAGTCCTATGTGATGTGTTTCATCATTCTGTATGAAATTCTGTTCGGGGGACATTTCGCGCACGTGGATGATGGGATTCCCGTTATCGTGGTGTATGTGGCACAGGATTTGGCCACGGCCAAGACGAATATGCGATATATCAGGGTATTGGCCCAAAAGAATCCCCGCTTGGCCCGTGAAATCGTGGGCGATCATACAGATCGCATTGAGTTCAAGAACGGGATTATTGTTCAACCAGAGCCCCCGACGATTAAGACGGGGCGAGGAATTGCGGTCCCGGTGTTGATCATGGACGAGGTGGCCTTTTGGTATAAAACCTCGGACAATGCTAACCCGGATTATGAAGTATTGAACGCGCTGGCGTTCTCGCAGACACAGTTTTCCCACCCGAAGATTTTGATGATCTCCACACCGTATACGGAAGAAGGATTATTGTGGGAATATTGGAGAGCGGGCACGGATGGGCAGCATCTATTGCCGGATGATCCCCAAAAGCCAGAGTATAAGAATGCATTAGTGCTCTCGGCCCCCACTGCGGCCATGAAGAATCCCAAGATCAAATCACGGGATACGTTGGAGAGATTGCAAGCGAGCGATCCTCAAGTGTTTATTCGTGAGTCATTGGCGAAATTTGTCAGCAGTGAGTCGAATTTCATTCAGGGCTCAGTGATTGATGCCGTGACGGACAAAGGGGTGAAGTCGAGATCGAAGGCGGAGATCGAGCGTGGATCGAGGATCGACCCCACGTATGTGGCAGTGATGGACCCGGCGTTCAGGAATGATTCGTTCGCGTTCACCATTGGCCATACGGATGCGAAGGGGGTCGTGATTCAGGACTTTCTCCAAGTCTGGAGTCCTGATAAAAAGGCTGGACTCAAATTGGATCCCAACATTGTGATGGCCCAAGTGGGACAGTTCTTACATCAGTGGCAGATTCCTGTGGTGTATTCGGATCAATTCCACATGGACACGCTCCAATACATTGCACGGCAGCATAATTTTGCCATCTCTGAAGTCACATTCAGTTCCAAGAGCAAAGCGAAGATTTATAACTCGTTGGAAAAGGCACTCCATGCCAAAAGGGTGAGATTTTTGGACATTCCAGAAATTCGCCAACAGTTGAGCCAGTTGAATAAAAAGAACACGGCGCTGGGAACGGTGCAAATTGCGGCTCCACCGGGCAAAAAAGACGACGTGGCAACAGTGTGTGCCTTGTTGGTCCACATGGCCCAACAGCATATGCCGACGATTTTGGCAGAGAAGAAAGAGCCCACATTGTTTGAACGATTGAGTGGGCAGATCCAGCGGAAGAACAAGGAGGACCGATGGGCATTCTAGGATGGGGCCAACGGCCGAAGGCCGTTGATCCATGGGTGGGAGTGATCCAACAAGTCTTGGACCAGCAGAAAGAGCAGCAGAAAGAGTTGGTCAAACTCGTGGACCGTATGTTGGAAGTCCAACAGGAACAGAATCAGTTGACGAAGACATTGTTGGAACAATACGTGGCCCGTGGGGCGAATGAAACAACAACACTGGATGATCGATTGTATAAAGCGGAAGCGGATGAAGCCACAGGGTGGGAACCCGTGCTGGATGATCCTTTTAAGGGATTGGGGTTGTAATTGATGGAACCGATGATGGATCTGGGGGGACAACTGAATAGTGAAAGCACACCCGTCGCGGCGATTCCGGAAATTGAAACCGAAGAGTCGATTGTCAATGAGGTGTATTCGAATTACGAAAAGCGCCGATCATTGCGTAGACCGTATGAGATTCAGTGGTATTTGAATGCGAGTGCGCTGAGGGGATTTCCGGATGTGCGGTGGAATGCCGAATTGAATCGACTGGAGACGAAACGGGAGCCAAAGCATCGATCCCGGCAGCGGATTAATCTGATCAAGGCTAAATATACGGCCAGAATTGCCAAATTTACGAGAATTCCGCCCGGCCCCTCTGTGGTTCCGGCCACGACCGATAGGGAAGATATTTTCAATGCTCGCGCCAGCCAGCGTGCGCTTGAGTATTTGACAAGAAAGCTGGATCTTCCACAAAAGTGGATGACCGTGATGCAGTGGGCACCATTGACGGGAAAGGCATTTTGGGCCATCAGATTTGATGAAAAAGCCTTGAGCCAGACCCAGTTTGGTGGGGGAGCCGCCCCGATTCTGGGCGACGTGGCGGTAGATATCGTCAGTGCGTTTGAATTGTTGGTGGCCGATCCGGGGATTGAAACCTTGGGCCAGCAGCCGGAAATTATGCGCGTGAAGATGGTTCCCGTGAAGGAAATCGAGCAGAAGTATGCGGGAAAGATTTTGCCCGGTGAGATCAAAGCGGAAATGGTCGAGCAGGATATTTTCTTCTACCAGCGCCAGATTGCGGACATTGGATCGAGATATCAAGGATCGAGTTCCAAGGTGATGCGTCAGCAGGAAGAAGAGAATGCTGGGGGGTTTGTTCTCAGAATTGAGACGTTTACGGCCCCGAATGCGAAGTATCCGACGGGGAGATATGTGGTCTGTGCGGGGAGAAAGTTGTTGAGGAATGATCCGGCCTTGCCGGGGGATTTCAGATTTTTGACCGAAAACCCTTATCCGTTTGTGGAATTCACCGACGATGCAAGCCCGGGGCAGTTTTATCCCGATGCCTTTGTGGAACGGTTGATCGGACTTCAGTCCAGATATAACAAATACCAGAGCCAGTTGGATGAGCATTTGACATTGATGGCGTTCCCAAAAATGTTGGTGCCCAAACAGTCGGCCCTGAGCCCCGATGCCTACGATAGTGAGGCGGGGGAGAAGATTGAATATACGGCATTGCCGAATATTCCAGAACCACATTTCATGCAGCCCGCCAGTGTGCTGGGGGATATGTGGAACGCCATGGCACTGGTGAAGAAGGACATGGATGATGTGAGTATGATCTATCCCAGTGCCATCGGTGGTGCGGGGGGATCGAACTCCGGATTCCAGACAAATCTGTTGCAAGAAGCGGCGGATCAGGTTCACGGGCCAACGGTGCAGAGAAATGCCTATGCACTGAGAGAAGCCTATTTGAAGATGCGCCATTTGATGAAGGCGCATTATGAGATTCCTCGACTGGTGAGTATTGCCGGGAAGAATAATATTCCTGAAGTGTTTGAGTTCTCCCAGCAGAGCATTGACGAACAGGCGGAGGTGATTGTGGAACCAGAGCAATTGGCCCCACAGATGAAGTCGGCCAAGATGGATATGATCCGTCAGATGTTCGTGGATGGGATGTTTGGGAACCCGCAGGATCCTCGGGTGTTGAAGCGATTGAATGACATGTTGAGAACCGGATTTACCGAGTTCGATACTGATCAAGAGCAGAGAGATAGTGAGCAGGCCCAGTTGGAGAATATCCACATGGAACGCGCACAGCCCGTGGGGAAGCCACAACCGTGGGAGAA